CAACTAACAGACCCCGATGAATATGAGGGTGGTAAGTTTCAATGGTTAGAACCTAATGGTCAGTATGACTCTATGCAAAGGGGTAACCTTAATTTAAATATGGATGAATCGATTAGGACGTTACCTTTCTCTTGTCAAGCGTTGGGTTCAATGTGCCTATTCCCATCTTTTCTATATCACCAAGTAACGCCTGTTACAAGAGGAACTAGAGTATCTATCGTAGGATGGTACAACGGCCCACCATGGACTTAAAAATTTCTAAAGTCAATGAAGTCTTTATGTCGATTTCATGTGACGATTCAATAGCAAAGGACTTGCACGATTACTTTTCTTTCAAAGTACCCAATGCAAAATTCATGCCTTCCTACAAGAACAGACGTTGGGATGGTAAGGTATATTTGTTTAGTATTAAAACTCATAAAATTTATATCGGTCTACTTCCATACATTGCTGAGTTCTGTGAGGAAAGACAATACAAATATGAAGTAGACTCAGACGTTGTTGTTAAGAACACACTGAGTGAGGACGAACTTGTACAGTTTGTTGAATCTTTACATCTGCCGTTTGAACCTAGAGACTATCAGTTAGAAGCGTTTAGACGAAGTATAGAGTATGGCAGGAAACTTTTGGTTTCCCCCACAGCAAGTGGTAAGTCTTTAATCATATATTTGTTATCAAGATATTACGATAAGAAAACTGTAATCATTGTACCCACAACATCTCTTGTTGAACAAATGGCAAAAGACTTTATTGAGTACGGGTATGAAGAACGTGTATGTAAAATCTATAGTGGTCAAGAAGTATTTGATGCACCTATCACTATAACAACGTGGCAGTCTTTATCTAAAGCCCCGTTGGACGTATTACAATCATTTGATGTTGTAGTGGGAGATGAGGCGCATCTATTTAAAGCAAATGTACTTAAAGGTATCTTGGAAAAGATGCGAACCACTGCAGTCCGTTTTGGGACAACAGGTACATTAGATGGTACAGAAGTTCATAGATTACAACTAGAAGGTTTATTTGGGCCCGCAACTAAGGTTATTTCTACTTCAGATTTAATTGAAGATGGAACCATTGCAGCTATAGATATAGATGTTGTGATATTGGAACATGATAAAATATCTAAAATTTCATATCAAGATGAGATGGAATATCTTGTGATGAATCAAAAGAGAAATGAATTTTTGTGCAACCTTGTATACAGTCTCAAGGGAAATACGCTTGTGTTGTTTCAGTTTGTTGAGAAACATGGATTTGTTCTACACAGCATGATGAAGGATAGAGTTAAAGATTTGCACTATGTATACGGTGGTACTGATACTAAAGATAGAGAAGAGATTAGAGAGTTGGTTGAAACACAAGATGATGCGGTTATTCTAGCATCATACGGAACATTTAGCACAGGTATCAATATCAAAAAGATTGATAACATCGTTTTTGCTTCGCCTTCTAAATCTAGAATTCGTAACCTACAGTCGATAGGAAGAGGGTTGAGAAAAGGTAATGGTAAAGAATCTCTTAGGTTGTTTGATATTGCTGATGATTTATGGGGTGATAACTACACTTTACGACACTTAAAGGAACGAATAAATATCTACAACGAAGAAAACTTCCCGTATAACATTAAGCAATTTAAACTATGAACCACCTAAATACAAGTATGGAGAACATAACATCATTAGCGCCCAATCGTTATGAAGTTGTTAAACTGAGAACTGGATTGGATATAGTAGGAATGGTCAGAGAGATGCCTGAAGGTATCAACATAACTTTACCTATGATTTGTCAATTACAGTTGACGCAAGATAACAATACCCTGTCAACTTTTATTCCTTACGCACCACTAAGTGCTGAACCAACATTGTTTATACCCAAAGCACACATCGTTCATAGAAACGAACTCAATCATCAATTCATTGATTACTATGACAGTGCATCATCAAAGTGGTTAGATATGGTTGAGAACGGAACTATTCCTGTAAGGTCTCACACAGAATACAATCAAGATATTAGAGGCGCAGTACACGAAGCGATGGAAAGAATCATCGAAGAAACTGGTGGGCCAATTACGCCTGAGGAACTACGTAGGTTAGAAATATTAGAGGATGAAGAGTTTGATTTGGAGACGGAGTATAATGAACACCTTTCCAAGAAACGGACAATTCACTAATGGCAATTTGGTATTTAAACGAAATTGAAATACAGTCGGGTAAAGAAATGAAACACAATAAGATGGAAATATTTGAACACAAACTGCATGACTATTGGAATGATAATAGGAAGGCACAGGTCTATCTTACAGAAGATGGTGGTTATGGTTGTAGATATTACGAAGACAATGTTTGGCAAAGAGATGTAGTCTTTGATGGTAAGAATGAGATATTTGCAGAGAATGCTGCTGAAAATTATGTCATGCGAATATTTGATATCACCTATAATTAAATATCATATTGTTACTTAAAGTATCAGAGATTTTGTTTGTCTAAATATGTGCGAGTAATATGCATTTATCATATAAATTAATAATTGCTCATACATCTTGTTTATAACCTAACCTATTTGGAGAACCATGACTACTTTAGCTTTAAATGCTATGATAGAAAGAATGAAAGAAAATAAAACTGCATGTCGAATCTGCGACACTGTTGTAATGATTACTCTCGCTTCTGCACCTATTGCTGTACCGTTTATTATTATGTATTTGGCAATCAACCAATACTAAGTTCCCTTAGCTAAGCTGCTCAGGCGCATTGCTATTATTACATTAGATGTTCAGTCTGTCTAGTGCTTTTTTAGAAATTATGGAAAAAAAATTATTACAATACGCTAATCTATCCCCAAGTGAATCTTGGATAGAAAAACTAACTGAAGTTCATCCCATGAAACAAGTCTTTTGGGCGTCTGTAATACAGGTATCAGTGTTTGGTTTTATGTTATTATCCTTCTTTATCATAGATAAATTCTTTGGATAAATACTAAAAACCCCCTTACATTAATGAGATAATTACCATATAATAGGTACATGACTAAGAAAACTACAGATAAAAAACAGCCTGAACACTATGTAAACAACAAAGAGTTTACAGCCGCAGTCGCTGAATACAACGCACTCTACAAGAAAGCAATTTCTGAGGATGTAACTCCACCACGTATGACCGAATACATTGGTGAGTGTATCTATAAAATTGCAACAAGACTTTCTACTCGTCCAAACTTCATCAACTATACTTATAGAGATGAAATGATTTGTGACGCTATTGAGAATTGTTTGCAGTATCTTCATAACTTTAATGTAGAGAAGTCTAACAATGCATTTGCATATGTTACTCAGATTTGTTACTATGCATTCCTAAGAAGAATTCAAAAGGAAAAGAAACAAGTCTTTATCAAACAACAATCAATTGAAGCTGCAGGCATCACAACAGATTCCTTCACGACAATAGATGGTTCACATGACCCAACATTCGTCAACACTAATGTGGAGTGGATGCAAGAACATATGAATCATGTTGAGTACGAACCACGTAAGAGTAAAAAGAAAACAGGGAAAGCAAAAGCAAACCTAGACCAAGATTTAAGCGAAAACAACAGTTAATGAAAATAGCTATTCTGAATGACACTCACTGCGGTGTTAGGAACGATATGGTTGAAATGTCAGACTATCAAGGACGTTTCTATAAAGAGGTATTCTTCCCATATCTAGACCAAAATGATATCAAGCATATTATTCATATGGGTGACTACTTTGATAGGCGTAAGTATATTAACTTTGCTTCCCTTCAAAGAAACATCGAACACTTCATTAAGCCTATGCAAGACCGTGGAATTACCATGGATTTGATTATAGGTAACCATGATACTTACTATAAGAATACTAATGATGTTAATTCACCAGCGTTATTACTGTATGACCAAAAGGGTGTCAATGTAATTGAAGAACCCCAAGTCATGAACTATGACGGATTGGATGTTGCTATGGTTCCTTGGATTAATAATGAAAACTATGCAGACGCTATTGAGTTTTTCCAAACCGTACCATCCGCAATCGCATTCGGTCACTTTGAGATTGAAGGTGCAATGATGAACCCTGCTATGGTTTGTTCGCATGGTTTAAGTCCAACGTATCTTAAAAGATTCGAGAAAGTATATAGCGGACACTTCCATCACAAAACAGATATAGAGAACATTCGTTATGTTGGTTCTCAAATGCAATTCACTTGGTCAGACTATGGTGATGAAAAATATTTTCACATCTTTGATACTGATACTAGGGAAATGATGCCTGTACATAATCCCCTAACAATGTTTGAGAAGGCATTCTACAATGATACGGATGAGTCGTTTGAATCCATTTCTGATGCTGACTACGAACAGTATAGAGGAAAGTTTGTCAAAATAATTGTAGTAGAAAAAGAAAACCCCTATTGGTTTGACACATACTTAGATAAACTATACGGTGTAAATCCTTTACACGTATCTATAGTAGATGATAATAAGCATATGGATTTCTTTGATGATGAAGAGATTGAGAACATCGAAGACACCCTAACAATTCTTTCAAAGTATGTTGACGGTCTAGAGATACAGGGTAAGAAAAAAGAACTAGACAAAATCATGAAGACATTGTATCATGAGGCATTGGAAGAACATAACTTTTTATGATAAATTTTAAGAAAGTAAGATATAAAAACCTACTATCAAGCGGTAACACGTTTACTGAAATCCAACTAGACACACACCAAACCACTCTTATATTAGGTGAGAACGGTAGTGGTAAGTCCACACTTCTTGACGCCTTATGTTTCGGATTATATGGACGAGGATTTAGGAATCTAAAGAAAGATTTGCTAATAAACTCAATTAATGGTAGAGACCTCTTAGTTGAGATTGAATTCTCAATTGGCACAAAACAATACAAAGTAATACGTGGTGCAAAACCGAACAGGTTTGAAATGTATCTTGATGACGTTCTTGTCAATCAAGATGCTAACGTAAGAGATTACCAAGAACATCTAGAAAAACAAATTTTGAAAATGAGTTTCCGCTCATTTACACAGGTAGCCATTTTAGGTTCTGCTAACTTTGTCCCCTTCATGCAGTTGAAGTCCAAGGACAGACGTAACTTAGTAGAAGACCTATTGGACATTAGTATCTTCTCTACAATGCAAGAGGTACTAAGAAACAAAATGTCTGCCCACAAAAACGAAATTACAGAGACTGGTCATGATATCAAGATTATGGAAGAACGGATTCATGGATTGAATGAACAACTTAATGTACTGCGTGAGAATAGGGATTCTAAAATCTCTAAGTATGAATCCACGGTTGAGGAGACTCAATCTAACATCAACAACCTCATGGAGAAAATAGATGAAAAGACGCAAGATGTGGTGGCGGAAACCACCAGTATCAAGGATAAAGATTCTAAAGAAAATCAACTCACAGAATTGCTTGACTTGGAACGACAACTTGAAGGTGCTCGAAAGAAAACAATTAGAGAAATCAAATTTTATGATGACAACGACAACTGTCCCACATGTGAGCAAGGTATAGATGAAGACCACAAGAAGAAACATGTTACAGAAAAGGAACTCAAGAAGACGGAGTTGGTTACTGCACTTGTCGAAATCGAAGGAAAAGTTAGTAATTGCTCCAATCGATTGGCGGAAATCAGAGAAGTCCAAGGAAGAATAGAAGAGGTTCAAAAAGACATTGCGCTACTTCAAACTGAAGTTGTTTCCAACCAAAAGTATATCACCAAACTCCAAAAAGAGATTGAGGACTTGAAGACGGAAGCAACTGCTGGTTCTGATGCAGAAGATAAGATTCTAGATGCTGAAGATACACTAGATATTTTGATTCAGAAGAAAGAGAAACAATCTGAAACATCACATTATTATGATATAGCACAAATGTTATTGCGTGACCAAGGTGTTAAGCAAAAGATTATCAAACAATATGTCCCAATCATGAACAAACTTATTAATAAGTATCTAGCACAACTAGAGTTTTATGTTGGATTTGAGATTGATGAATCCTTTGAAGAAACCATTAAGTCAAGATTCAGAGACGTATTCAAATATGATAACTTCTCACAAGGTGAAAAGATGAGAATTGATTTGTCATTACTATTCACATGGAGAGCAATCGCAAGAATGAAGAACAGTGTAAATACTAACTTACTTATTCTTGATGAAGTATTTGATAGTTCATTGGATACTGCTGGTACAGATGACTTTTTAAAATTATTAAACACCTTGACGGAAAGGACTAATGCATTTATTATAAGTCATAAGGGTGATGCCTTGCATGATAAATTCAATCAAGTATTGAGATTTGAAAAATACAAAAACTTCTCTAGAGTTGCGGAATAAATAAAACATGAAAGTAATTAGGACAACCTCAACACCAAAATCGATAGTCCAGCATAGTGGTGAATACCCTAAAAAGGACTTAAACCCCACGGACATTGTGGAAATTTTTGAGACGCCTTTAACAGGTTCTTACAATTGGGACTATAGTGTTCAAGATAACCGTATCAAAAAACTCTATGAGTTAGGTAAAAAACTTAACTGGAATGTAGAGGTTGATGTTGATTGGGACGTACCGTTTCATCAATTAGATGCAAACTCTGATATGTTCAAGAATGAAGATAGGCAGTGGGATGCTCATGAAGGATACAACAAACTTACTGTAGAAGAACGAGTAGAGTTTCATATAGACATGAATTCGTGGGCAGTAAGTCAGTATCTACATGGTGAACAGGGTGCATTGTTAGTTGCATCTCAATTAGCCAGTTGTGCACCAACATTCAATGCAAAACTGTATGCAGCTTCTCAGACTTTTGATGAAGCAAGACATGTGGAATCATTTAATAAGTACCTACAGACACGTATTGGACGCACATGGCCGATTACTGTTCCACTTAAAAGTCTACTAGATAAAATTCTAACTGACCCACGATGGGATTTGAAATTCATAGGAATGCAAGTCATCATTGAAGGTTTAGCATTGGCCGCTTTCCAAGCAACTAGACAAATGGCTGCTGACCAAGTCTTTAAAGATATGATAGATTTGATTATTAGAGACGAAGCAAGACATGTAACATTTGGTATGACTTATCTGTCTGATTTTGTTGAAACATTATCTGAAGAAGAAAAGTTGGACAGAGCACAGTTTGCTTTGGAAGCATCTACAATCATGCGAAACAGAATGAAAGCATATCCTGTTTGGGAAAAGTATGGATTTGATTTAGACTACACGGACAAATACAATCAAGAGAACATCTGGCAAACACAATTCCAAGGTATACTATTTACTAGGATTATGCCTAACCTTAAAAGAATCGGGTTGTTACACGAATCACTAATTCCCGAATATGAAAAATTAGGGGTAATGGGATTCGTTGATGGAGACTCGGACTACGAAACATCATGGGAAGAACTGTCGAAACCTTTGAAAGATAAATAGTAATATGAAATCTTTCTTACAGTTCAATAAAATATCAGTACCTACGGTAGAACCATTACTTAGCGAAGAAGTCAAACTAACTGATTTCGACCCCGAAGTATTGGATGGTTTTTCTGTAGAGAAACATAAAAAGTCATCATCTAGGACAACTGTTTTTGTTATAAAAACGCCAGATAGAGACAAGGATAGAGACGAACTTGTCAAGAATCTTAAAGACGCTGGAATAGAACATGAAGTAATTGGAAGTTCTTTGTCTAGTTTTGACCCCGTAGAAGTTAAAGGTATGGAAGGTGGAAGATGTATCTTTATGTTCAAACCCAAGTCGGGTGGAATGAATGAAACAACTTTGAACTCAAGTATCACTGAACTGTTTCCTGCTATAGCACATGAGAAGGGTTACAAACCAAAGAACGTAACGGACTTCTATGATTTCATTCTGAAACAAGATGTTGACAAATTGAAATGTGTTGCAAGTTCAGATAAGAAAGCCGCTGTTGAGTTTATAGGACTTGCAGAAGATTCATCTAAGTTTCAAGAAAAAGTTGAGAATGCTATAGGTATTCACAAGTACATAATGGACGAAGAGAAGTCACAGAAAATTAAACAAGTATATTGGGGTTATCGTGCTAAACCTACAGGAGTCCCAAGTGGTCATCCAGGCGATATCTTTATTGAGTTTGATGGCAAGAAACCTAATATTCTAGGGGTATCATTGAAAGCGGGTGGAAAGAAAACATCCGAACCCAAACTGAATACATATGTAAATCCAGTATTCCAATTCTTCAAAGCAGGTAAAGATGTTAAGAAGTTATCTTTAAGATTACACAAAGAGGTGTACTCAAAAATAGACGGGATGCCTTCTGCTGATACATATGATAGTAAAGAAAGAAGAACGACAGAAGGTCTGTTAAAAAATTTAGATAAAAAGAACAGCAAACTCTACGAATCATTGTATGATAAAATGCTAGAGATTATCAGAGACGAGTTAATTGACCTATTCAACAAGAATGGTAAAGTTGGCGGTAAGTCGTTTGATTACATTAAACAAGCAGTTTTAAGAGATGCTCCCGATGTACCTACGAAGGTAATTAAAGGCATAGGTTCTACATACGAACAAGTCACGGACGATGATGAGTTGGGTGTGTTCTTACCAGTTGTAAAATTCTTGAAAGCGGAAAAGTCGGGAAGTTCAAAACAGAATTGGTTCATTCATTTGCAGTCTAAAGATACTACATTGACCATGCAAATGTCAGTAAGAACCAACAAAGCAGGTCACGCTGGTAAAAAGAAACTAGGACAGTTTTATAATTTAGCAGTTAAATATAATGGATTAACAAAAAAATAATATGTATGAATTAGTTGAAGAAGCGAGTAAAGTATTACGCAACCCCACTGAAATGTTTAATTTCGATAACCCACAGTGCGATGCTGTAGAGTTAGAAACAGGCATGAGAGAAACCATGGAAAAACATGGTGGTCTTGGATTGAGTGCTAATCAAGTTGGTGTTGATGTTAGTATGTTTGTTATGCGAACCCAAGACGAGGGTATAGTTGGGTTCTTCAATCCAATCATAACTCAGATTTCCCAAGAGACTGAGATGATGAAGGAAGGGTGTTTATCTTTCCCCGACATATATATTATGTTAAAGCGACCAAAGTCAATTGTCTTTGATTACCAAACTTCAACTGGTGAGAAACGTTCACTTGCTTTGGAAGGTCTTGGTGCAAGATGTGTACAACATGAAATAGACCATTTAAATGGTATCATATTTTTGCAACGTGCATCACAGTTAAAAATTGAACGTGCTCTCAAATCAAGACCCAAGGAGAGAGCAAAGAGAATAGAGTATGAACAACGAAGAGCAATTGCCGAAGCCTTACACGCCAAAAATGATGCAAAATTTACTGACGTACAATCAATGTCAGCAGATAATACAGTTTCACAGAACTCATAAACATTTAACAAGTGTAGGTAGTGCCACTGATTACAATGGTATTAGATTTCAACATATCCAAACTCCATGGGTAAGACAACTAGTTGGACAAGTAGCTCTAAATCTTATATGCGAGATATACAAGACACAGGGTAAAGTTACCTACCCCGAAATGATTGCAATCAATGAATGGCCGATTGGGGGATTTCAAGAACCACACTTAGATACTTACTCATTTGAATCATTGCAAGATGGTATCCCCGATGAAAACCAAAGAGAGTGGACTTGTATCTTATATCTGAATGATAATTTCCAAGGGGGTGAAACATATGTGCCTTACGGAGAAGAATACGTACCCGAAACGGGCACTGGATTATTATTTCAAGGTATCTATATAAAGCATGGTGTACGTAAAGTTAGACGAAATTCAAGACATACAATTTCCTTTTGGTTCTCTGATAACGTAGATAGATGTATGCCTCTTAATGCTGAGATGATGAATGCTTGATTTTAACCTAATACAAATACCCGAAGTTATAACAACTGAAGAAGCTAAGGGTTTAATTCAGTTCCATAAGGAACACCCACATCTTCTTCAAGAAGACTCTTCCCCTCTTTATGACGGACGAAAAATTCCTATGGAACACATTCAAACTGGATGGATTCGCACGTTGATGAGGAAATTAGAGTACCTATCGATAGCAGAGATTGCTTCTCAAACAGGACATAAGGTCTATCCCGAACAGACCGAAATCATGAGACACCCCAATGGGTCTGAGATTCCATGGCATATAGATGTATATGACACCATGGAAGGGGATACGATTGTCCCACAGACCACATGGGCGGGTGTAATGTACCTTAATGATGACTACAGTGGTGGTAAACTTCAGTTTAAACCATGCGAGTCTCTACCTATGGGGTTTGAATACACCCCCTGCTCGTGCGAATTAGTCCTATTTCAAGGGATGGATTTCCACCATTCCGTATCAAAAGTGTATCGAAATGACCGATATACCCTACCTCTATGGTTCACCACGAACCTACTGGACATGCGTCCCGACTCAAAATAAGTCAAATGAGCTGTTGACAGTGACCTCACTTTAATGCGATAATACCCCTGTAATTGAGAAAAGACAGGAGTAAAACACGGTGAGTTGCGAATATTATGAGAGTTATCTAGAAGCCAAGTACGAAGAAGGACTAAAAAAAGGTCTTTCTGAGGAAGAAGCTGTAGAATACGCCATAGAATGTGCAGAAAACTCTGAATAAACGAAATGAGCTGTTGACAGTGACAGCACTTTTTTGGTAGCCTATACTTATGAATGAGAAACTAACAAATCAAAAAGACAATCTTGCGAGACTAATGGCGGGTGAAGACCTTACCGTTGTCCATAAGAGAATACCTACTGCCTACTTTGACGTTAAGAACAGGGTTCTTGCCTGTCCTATCTTCAAAGAGGATATGAGTCCCGAACTTTATGACCTATTCATGGGTCACGAAGTTGGTCATGCATTGAACACTCCCGCTGAAGGACTTCACAATGCATTGGAAAACAACAGAACACTTAAAGGATATCTTAACGTTATCGAAGACGTTAGGATTGAGAAAGCAATCAAAGCGAAATACCCTGGCTTGGTCAAGTCTTTTTT